GTAAGACTAGAGGATATACAAGAAGAGATTAATAAACACAATGAACAATTTTGAGCCAACAATATTAGGAGTATTAGTATTTGCTATGTCAGTAGCAGAGATAAATGATGTACTTCAAGTTGTGCTTTTAGTTATGACAATAGTTTATACAGGATATAAAATTTTAGAACTAATAGATAAAAGAAAATAGTTATGGTAAGAATGTTTAAATGGTTAGCAGGTAAATTTAGTCAATTCAACAGTTGGTTTATTTCAAAGTGGAATAAGCTAATGGGAAAACTAAAAATTAAGTAATTATTAAACACAGTACCTTCTTAAACATAGAAGGTTTTTTTTAATATGAAAACTATAAGAAAGATATTAAAAATAATTGAAGATTCTCTGTATGAGAGGTACCCACATTTAATAAAACACACAAAAAAGAAGTGAGTAAAAATAAAAAGAAATTTAGGGAAACAAAAGTAGGTCAGTTCTTGTCAAAAAGTGGAATTGTAGATAACTTACTTGATGTTGTCCCAGATAAGGGCATTTTAGGCGTTGTTAAGAACATTTTAGTAAAAGATAATACCCTACCTCCAGTTGACAAAGAACAGGCGTTAAAACTGCTTGAAATGGATATTGCAGAAATGGAAGCAGTAACAAGAAGATGGGAGGCAGATGCTAAAAGTGGTAGTTGGTTAAGTTCTAATGTGCGTCCACTTACTTTAATTTTTATCACACTTGTTTATACGGCAGGATTTTTTCTTGAGTATGAGCTTGACAATATAAATCAGATTTTGCTTTTAATAATAGGAGCATATTTTGGTGGAAGAAGTTTTGAGAAGACAAGAGCATAGTGGCTAGAGTAAAAAGACCTAAGGTATTTATTTACATACCACCACCTCGAAAGAAAAGACCAGGAGTTCATTCTAAAAACGCTAGTAAAGGACAAACTGGATATAAAAAGAAGTATAGAGGTCAGGGAAAAAAAAGATGATTAGTCTATGGACATAAATCACAGAGGTTGTATTGCAGAATATAACTTTGCAAATGAGTGTATGAAAAGAGGAATTGAAGTTTCTTTTCCTTTATTACATTCCTCAATTTATGATTGTATCATTGATTTTAAAGGTAGGCTTTTAAAGATACAGGTAAAATCAACTGGTAAGGATATAGCGAAAAATCGAAGTACGGTACAAGTGTCATTTCACGGTAATTACCCAAAAGATAAAGTTGATTATTTTGCTATATATGTTGACCTTTATGATGGATTTTTTATATTTCCTAATAATGGAACTCAACAGAGTATTAGACTTAGTAGAGATAATATTAACTCTAAGTATTATAATAATTTTTTATTTGATAAATAAAGAAAAGAAAGAAAAAGTAACCAAAAAGAAAGAAAAGAAAAAGCCCCTATGAAAAACAAAATTTCAATTAGCTGTTCCAACAACATCTCTGCTGAAGTTTAGTAATTTTTTTCGTAGATTTACGGCTACGCAAAAGCAAATATAATAAAAAAATGGAATTAAAATATTTTACATTCGAGGAATTTGATTCTCCTGACTCTCCAGGAAGTGGTGAGAAGTATATGTGTAGAGAATTTATGGGTTGTATTGATGAAGCAAGAGACATTGCAGGAATACAATTTAAGATAAATTCAGGCTACAGAACTCCAGCTCACAATAAAAAGGTTGGAGGTGTATCTACCAGTTCTCACACAATCGGAAGAGCAGCAGATATTCATTGTACTGATACAAAAAAAAGATTAAAGATTATTGAAGCATTATCAATGGTTGGTTTTCAAAGGTTCGGCATAGCAAATACGTTTATTCACGTTGATAATGACGACCAAAAACCACCAGCTATTTGGTTATATTGATTTAGTTATTTGGTAATATTAAAAATTTTAGTATCTTTACTGAAACTTTAATTATGAATATTACTGATAAATTACTTAAAATTACAACCGAACTTAAAGCACCAAAGAATCAACTAAATAAATTTGGTGGCTATAAGTATAGAAGTGCTGAAGATATTTTAGAAGCACTTAAACCACATCTAAAGAAATACAAATGTGTTTTAAAGATGCACGATGAATTAAAAATCGTAGGCGACTTTCCTTATGTTGAGGCAACTGCAAAGTTGATAGATTGTGAGGAAGTAAATATGCAGATAGAATCATCTGCTCAAGCAATAATTGACTTTAATGCAAAAGGTATGCAGCATCCTCAAAGAACAGGAGCAGCATCTTCTTATGCAAAAAAGTACGCTATTGGTAATTTGTTTTTATTAGATGACACAAAAGATTCTGATGCAACAAATACCCACGATAAAAACGTAAGTAGCGAGAAACCTATCTTAAAAGCTGAAAGTGTTGCTTTTATTAAAGCAGCTAAGTTTGTAAAAGATGGCGGTAAAATAGAAGATATTATGAAAAAATACAGAATATCTAAAGAAGTCGAACAGGCATTAACAGCCACAAATTAAACTATATATGAGTGCATTAGGTACAATAAGTATAAAAACTAAAGATGGTGTGTGGAAAAATTATACACTATCTATTAATGACGATACTAATGAGTATGGTCAGAATATTAAAATGTATGATGAGCAGACAAAAGAGCAAAGAGAAGCTAAAGCTCCGAAAAATTATATCGGAAATGGCAGAATCTTTTGGACTGACGGAAAGATTACCAAAGCTGAAAAAGTAGAAAAAGAAACAGCTACTTCTAGCGGCTCTGAAGGTGAAGATGTATTACCATTCTAGTCCTTTTATTGATTGTTATAGGGAGCTTCGGCTCCCTTTTTTGATATGAATAAGGAAACTATTTTACTGGAAAGAATGTGTGCTTGGTTTGTTCATCACGTCTTTGAACAAAATGAAGACAATTTGGATAATTTAAGTTCTTTATTTGTAGAGTGGCAGATGTTAAGAAAGATTGACAGCATACTAGATACTGATGCTAAATTTTATTATGAAAGGCTTGATGTGAATGTTTTTGCTCACGATGTTGTGAATAAAAATAAAATGAGAAAGCCAGGAGATATTGCTAAAAGTATGCAATCCTTAATTAGAGAACTTATAAAACATAAACTGGATAATGAAACAGACGAAAATAGATTATGACACAAAATTCAAAAAAATATTACAGCAAAGTTACGTTGACCCACAAAAAAAGGTTGAATATCCTCCAATCGCTATCTCAAAAGGTAACACAGGTGGAAACAATCCTATCCCTTTACCGATAGGAACATATGGCAATTTTAGTTTTATATCTGCCGCACCAAAAAGCAAAAAGACATTCTTAGTTTCTCTACTCGCTGCATCATATTTATCTTGTGATAAGAAATATACTGGTGATATTATAGGTATGCGTAAAAAGAAAAAGCTAATACATTACGATACCGAACAGGGAAGATTTCACGCACAAAGAACATTCAATAGAGTTATAAGAATGTGTGATAACACGGATGATTATTTTACTTATGCTTTAAGAGAATACTCTGCTTACGAAAGACTTGAGTTTATTAATTGGCACCTTTATAGTATAGACAATCCAGGACTTGTAATTATAGATGGTATTGCAGACTTAATACTAGATAGTAACGATTTAGTTCAATCTAATAAGTTAATACAATATCTTATGAAGTGGACTCAAGAACTAAACATCCATATCATTACTGTTATACATTCTAATTTTAATAGTGATAAGGCTACAGGTCATTTAGGCTCTTTTATGGAAAAGAAAACGGAAACACAAATAAGCTTACAGATAGCACCTGATGATATAGATTTGGCTGTTGTTAAATGTAGAAGGTCTAGGGGTTATCCTTTTGACAGTTTTGCATTTAAAATTATGCAAGATGGTTTGCCTTATGTTCAAGATTCAATACCAGCGAGTATCAATAGAGAACCTTTTTTAAATATATGATATTAACTTTAGAATATAACATAAGACCTTTAGCACACCAATCTTTTAGAGTTGGTAGAAATGGTATAAAATATAAACCTAAAAAAGTAAAAAACTATCAAGCTCTTTTAGAAATATTAACACTAGAGCAATTACCTAAAGGATTCAACATAGTGGGTGCAGGAACACCTATTACAGTAAACTATATAGAGTATGTTTATGCTTACCCTAAGAGCTTACCAAAAAAAAGGAGACTATCAAAAGTTCCTAAAGTAACTAAACCTGATTTACAGGACAATTTAAACAAAGCTTTTTTTGATGCTTTAGAGGGTCTTATATATGAACAAGACCAAAACATAGTAGAGATTAAAAATATGGTTAAGTATTTTGGACCAGAAGACAAGATAAAAGTAGAATTCAAATATTAATATGAACATACAAATAGAATTTATAAAAGGTTTTGTTGTTGGGATTGATTACGTTGATGATATAGAAATTCCAGAATATAATAAAACTGTAGAACTTATTAGAATTAGTTTAGGTATAGTCTGGATTAATTTTTTTATATTTAATAATGCTTGAGTTATTATCTAAAAACCATAATACTTGGATTGCGATGGGATTGTCTATTGGTATCCCAAAACACTTAGTCGAAGACTTCGTACACGAGATGTATCTTAGATTAAACAAGTATGTTGGAGACCCTAAAAAAATAATGTATAATGAAAAAGAGGTGAATAAGTTTTATGTTTATGTTACACTAAAAAACTTGTGGGGAGATTATTCTAAAGCTAAGGGTAAATATAAGATAATAAGAATAGATGATTTTGAAGTTAGTTATGAGGTGGTTGATGGTGAAGCAGAGAATTATAACTATTCTAAACACAATGCTGAAGACAGATTAATTAGTAAGATAAAATCTGAAGTAGAAGATTGGGAACATTGGTACGATAGAAAATTATTTAAAATATATTATGAAACCGATATTAGTATGCGTAAATTAGCAAAAGAGACTAACATAAGTGTTACTTCTATATTTAATAGTTGTAAAAACTATAAAGACATAATCAAGTCAAAGTTCGGTGAAGACTTTGAGGATTATTTAAACGGAGAGTTTGATTTAATTAAAAAGTAAAACAATGGATAAAATACCACAAAAACCAAAAGACAAACGAACCAGGCGTTATAAGGATTGGGTTGCTAAATATGAAACTGAATCTAGTGGCGTTGGTGATACTGTAGGAAAAATAACTAAAGCCACAGGAATTAAAGCTGCAGTTGATGGAGTGTTTGATGCACTTGGAAAAGACTGCGGTTGTGATGAACGAAAGGAAACTTTAAACAAGATGTTTCCATACAATAAACCTAATTGCCTAACTCAAGAAGAACATTCTTATTTGACTGAATTCTATTCTGCAGAAAAAACAACGATAACCTCTTTAGAGCAATCAGAACTTCTTGCTATTTATAACAGGGTTTTTAATGTTAATGATGCTCCTACAAGTTGTGGAAGTTGTTTTGCAGGTAAGATACAAAAGTTAAAATCTTTATTCGACAGGTATGAGTAAAATGGATGGTATTATAAATAATAGTTTAATTAAAAATAGAGATAGAGTGAGACAAGTTTTAGATTTTACTGGAGTGCAAAATGGAAATATGCACCCATCAGACATAGACGCAGTTTTGGAATTTGACGGAAAATATTTAATTTTAATAGAAGTTAAGTTTAAAGGAACTGAAATGCCAACAGGACAAAAATTATTACTTGAAAGGATTGCAGAATCTTGGTCAGTAATAAGAGCAAAGGAAGCTGTTGTTTTAAAAGTAGAACACGACTTTAAAGATGAGAGTAAAAACATTCCTCTTGATAAATGTATCGTAACTGAAATTTGGGCGAAGACTAAAAAATGGGAAAAACTAAAAACTCCTCTAGGATTTATAGAGGTTGTAAATAAACTAGGAGAATTTTGGGAGTGTAAAAAATGTAAATTCTAATGAGAAAAACAAAACATCAAGAAAGAAAAGAAATGCCTGTTTATTCAGGGGTATTAAAATATTTTCCTTTAGCTATAAAGTATGTAGCTAAGGTGAGTTATTTAGGAAATGAACAGCACCATCCAGGAAAGCCGTTACATTGGGACAGAAGTAAATCAACAGATGAGCTTGATGCTCTTGCTAGACATCTAACAGAGTGTGGCACTTTAGATGATGATGGAGTGTACCACGATGCAAAGGTTGCTTGGAGAGCTTTAGCTAACTTAGAAAAACTATTAGAAAAATTATAAATATGATAACATTATTAGACGGTACTTCTTGGAAGAAGGAAGAGTTACTATCAAGGATGTATGATGATAAATTCTATTATGGCTATTTAGGCACAGCAGCATTATCTTCATCATCAGCAAAGAAACTTTTATATTCTCCAAAACAATATGAGAGGTCATTAACAGACACAGAAACAAATAACATTGCTGCATTAAGGGATGGTAGGTTGTTTCATATGATGGCTCTTGAGCCACACAAAATAGAGGATAGTTATTTGTTTATTGATTCTTCAACAAGAAACACAAACAAATATAAAGAGTATGCAACAGCGAACCCTCATAAAGAGGTTATGCTAACAAAAGAATATACAGCTTTAAGTGAGCTTATGATTTCTTTAAACAAAAGTCTTGAAGCTAGTGAGCTTTTAAGAGGAGGTTCTTCAGAGGTTCCTATGATTGGTGAAATATTTGGTTATCCATTTCGAGGTAAAGCTGACTATTTAAAAGACAATCATATTATTGATTTAAAGACAACAAGTAATTTAGATAATTGGTTATATACCGCTAGAAATGTTTGGCATTATGACCTTCAATGTTATATATATAAAATTCTTTATAATGTACAAAAGTTTACTTTTTTGGTTATAGAGAAGGGAAGTGGTGAGATTGGCATATTCGATTGTAGTGAAGAAGCAATGGAAAAAGCTGGTCACAAACTTAAAAAGGTTTGTAATACTTATGAAGAGTATTTCATCAGAAAAATTAAAGACCCTAATGAATACGTTAGAAGAGGTACTTTATGATACTTATAAATATAGAATAGAATATGCCTATTATTTAACATTAGTAGATATTTTAATGGGCATCTCTTTGGAGGAAATTTTAGCGGAAGTTTATGAATATGAGATTAGTGAAAATTATGAATATTGTGCTGGTATTCAAAAAGCTATAACATTTAGCAGAAACAAAAACTACAGCGAAATACAAAAAGAAATAATTAAATTAAAAGAAAGATATGAATAAAATTACATTAAACGGAATAAAGGTTATGGTCTCTAAAAAGCTACACATAAGTATTGGTAGGACAATAAGAAAAAGAGATTATGTTTATGGTAGAGCAATATATTATAAGTTATCAAAAGAGTTTACAGGTCAATCATTATCAAACATTGGAGCAAATGTTGGAAGAGACCACGCTTCTGTAATACACGGACTTAAAGTCTTTGAAATGATAAAGCTATATAATGACAGCTATATGGATGTTTATTTGGAGTGTAGGAGAATTCTTACAGATATTAAAAACGATAAAAATAATTCAGAACATTCAGATTATTGGAGAGACAGGTATGATAACCTAAAAGAGCTTTATGTTCTTGCTGTAGAAAAGTTGGCTAAGTATGAGAAGGAGAAGGTCGCCTAAAGAAATTGATGATTATAAAAGAAAATGGAAACTTGGAGAATATAATAACATACCCAATCACGACCATTCTAGGTGGTGTATTGAAAACGGTTATAGGATTTATAGGGAGCCTTATGGTCTTTGCTCTCCTGTTTGTACTCAATTTAAAATCGTTGTTGAGAAGGATGGTATTAAAAAGATGGGAACCAAAGTCTATAATAAAAAAGAAATAGGTGATGCAGTTTGGTCTGCAATCAGTTATATATATAATAAGTATGGGAAGAAAACCAAAACAATATAAATATGTTAAAGAAAATGATGGAAGAAGAAACAATGGACGAAAACAAGGCGTTAGAAACGTGCCTGTTGTACGACCCACATCTTCTGCTGCTATTAACAATGCCAAGCGAAACAGAGTCGGAATCTACGCACTCAACGCAATGTCAAAAGTATTTGGAAGCGAAGAAGAAGCTTGGGAATCATTAGCAGAACAAGCTAAGAGTTCTTTTCCTCATCTTAAATTACTCTTTGAATATAAATATGGTAAACCTCTTGATAAACCTGAAGAGAAACAACAGAAGGTTAACATTAATATTAAAAACCTTTTTACTGGTAGTCAAGAAGAAGATAAAACTATAGATTTAGATACTGATAAATGATGAAATGTTCAGCCTGTTCAGATGATTTATTATGGGGTGGAGACCACGATTACGAAGACTATGGAGAAGAGGGGGATGGTATTGTTGGAAACTATAGTTGTGTAAATAAAAAATGCAATGTAGATATGGTTTTAATTTACACTAAATGAATAAACCAGTTCTTAATAATAAATATAATGCTCTTGGTAATGACACTAGATACTTTGTTATAACAGGAGGAAGGGGAAGTGGTAAGTCATTCGCTATAACCACCTTTTTAGCCTTTCTAACGTTTGAACAGGGTCACAAGATACTATTCACTAGGTACACTATGATAAGTGCCGCTAACTCAATTATTCCAGAGTTCTTAGAGAAGCTTCAGCTTTATAATATACTAGAACATTTTCGTATAACTAAAGATGAAATCTTAAACATAAGTACTGGAAGCTCAATACTGTTTAAAGGTATTCGTACATCAGCAGGTAATCAAACTGCTGCATTAAAGTCTATTAGTGGAATTACTACTTGGGTACTTGATGAAGCTGAAGAGTTAATTAAGGAGGAAGACTTTGACAAGATAGACCAATCGGTTCGTTCTAAAGCTAAACCTAATAGGGTTATTATGGTATTAAACCCAGCTACTAAAGAGCATTGGTTATATCAAAGATTCTTTGCAGGTAAGGCGGTAAACGCAGGATATAATGGAATGAAAGATATTGTTACATATATCCACACCACATTTAAAGACAATGTAGAGAATTTATCAGAGTCATTCTTATTACAATTAGAAGACATAAGAAGAAGAAGACCAGATAGATACAATCATCAGATAATGGGTGGATGGTTAGATAAAGCAGAAGGTGTTGTGTTTAGTAATTGGAAGGTTGGACCTTTTAATACAGGTGCTGATTATATATTTGGTCAGGATTTTGGTTTTTCTGTTGACCCTACCACATTAATTAAAGTAGCAATAGATAAAGATAGAAGAACCATATGGATTAAAACAATGTACGCAAAGCCTGGACTATCTACAAAAGAAATAGGAGAACTCAATAGGAGATATGCAGGAGAAGATTTAATTATATGTGATTCAGCAGAACCTAGACTTATATCTGAATTGCAAGAGTATTGCAATATAAAACCTACCATTAAACGCAAAGGGTCTATTCTTTCAGGGATTGCTTTGGTTCAGGACTTTGATTTAGTAATTGACTCCGATAGTTTAGAGCTGATAAAAGAGCTAAATAATTATGTTTGGCACGAGAGGAACGAAAAACCTGTTGACAGATGGAACCATCAGCTAGACGCACTTCGATACTCCGCACAATATTTCCTCGCCAACGCAAATAAAGGCGTTTATGTGATAAGGTAGTCATTAAACGCAGTAGGGTTTATTATTTTCTTAAACGCAGTAGGTTGTGGATAATAATATTCAATATAAAAATGTGTAGTCGCATAGATTGTTAGGAAAATAATAATTGTAAAAATCAAAGCAGATAGTATAATTAATAAAGATTCTCTAACCTTCTTATTCTTTCTTAAACGCAGTAGGTTTTTCCTTGTCTTGATTCTTAAACGCAGTAGGGAAAATTGGTTTATGTGTATTCCTGTAAAATTCATAATTGCAAATGTAAGAAAAAATTATGAAACCTTTAACATAATATTAACAAAACTTTAACATAATTTGTTTGGTGGTTTGGTTTGTAAAATATAGTTTTGCTCTTGAATTTTAAATACAAATAATATGACATATAAAAATAAATTGAAACAATTAGATAGTGAAATATCTAAGATTAATTCAGCTATCAAAGAACTTGATAATGCTGATTTAAAAGTAAGAGAAGATAACTTAAAAAAGTTATTTGATGCTCATTACAAAATGGCTAATAATATGTATAAGTTGGGCTATTTTATTTATGACACAGAGATTCAAAAATTTTATACCACTCCTGATGTTTTTAGCATACCAGAGGTTAGTAATTTTGTTGGAACTTTAGTTAACAACGATGAGGATAAAAAGATTGTAACTGCAATAGGTCATAAGCTAACAGATAATGTTACCTTTAATGACTTTAAAGACGCTTTTTTAAAAGGTGGTCCTTATTCATTAGAAAGAATACTTCAAGTTTACAGGTGGGACACAGAGGTTTTTATGAAAAGGTTTGAGTCAAATTATTCAGGTATGAAGCAAACTTGTGGATTATTAGAAGCGTTAGAACAAGACATACTAGAGGATATTAAAAGGTCTTGTATTAATATTGAGATTCATTTTGGCTATGCTCAACACAAAGAAAGCTCAAACGATGTAGATTCAGAGCCAATTAGTGCTGATAAGATTTATATTAAACATATAGAGTTATCTAGGGACGCTAACAAATTAGTCTATCTTGCTTCACGCAATTATGAAAATGATAAAATTCCGTTTGACAATATGTCAAATAAGTTATCAGCAATCCAAGATATTTATAATAATTGTGTTATAAATATTTGTTCAGACGAGTCAGATTTAATGATTGCTTTAAATACTTTTAGTATTGCTAAAGACGATTCAGCTAAAACTGATTTACAGATTAAGTTAGATACTTTACGTACTCAAAGAAGAGTGGCTTATAGGCAACACATATATAATGATATAGAAGAGATTGAATTAAAGCCAATAGACGCAACTAAAGAGACTAGAGAGTGGAACTCAGAGACTGAAAAAGATGAGGATTGTGTAAGTTATAATCATTATCGTATGAAGTCTTTACGTAAATTTTGGACGACCAGTAACATTGAGGTTGAAAATGTTCAAAAGGTAGTGGTCCTGAAAAGGAATGAGTCTAAAGTTAAGTTAAGAATTTTCGTTACTAGAAAATTTTGGGCAGATAGTGAAGGAAATTTATTATCGTCTCCTTATGGAAGAGAAGATGTTAAAAAGGTTTTTCTACCTATGTATATAGACAAACTTGTTGACCCAAGACTTTATATTGACTTTGTTGTCAGGTATAAAGAAGCTACGCTTAAAGGTTTATTAGACACTAGCGATACTGAATATTTAGACAAAATTAATTATATTGAAAATAAGATATATAATAATCAGTCTCGTTCAGTTTCAAATTGGAAGTGGTTATTTCCTGAAGAGGTATATTCTAGCTACAATGTTTCGGAATTAAACTTAATAGAGTGGTAATGGATAGAGAGGAAATAATTTCAGATTATGCTAACGACCTGTATGATTCTATTGATTTTTTAGAATATGTTATGTATAAGATAGATTATTCTAAGAAGGAAAGAAAAATACTTTTTGACTTAGCAAGAGATAGGCGTATAATAGAAGACGAATATCTTGAAATAGCTAAAGAGGTTGCTGACGAATTTAAAGATGTAGTCAGACACTCTTAAAGCTATGTGGACTATACTGCTCTGCTCCTTTATTCTGTACTCATTTAGTAAAGGAGTGGGGTTGTATAATTAAAAAATAATATGTATAATTAAAAAATAATATAATATGAAAAAGAAGAAAACATTTAAAGAGATTATGATTGAAAAACTTTTAGACGAAGGAATAAGTAAAAGTTTTATAGACTCTAATATGGAGTTTATTGATTCAGACAATAAGAAACAAAACAACTAAAACTATGGAACAAAAAGTATATGTAATAGACACAACCGAATACACAGGAGGCATACAAAATACATTAGACAGATTTATGGATATAGCAGAAGAACAAGGAAGTGTATATTCTATAAATGGATTTACTAAAGCATTTAATAGAGGGGAGATAAATTCCAACACTGATATAATAAGGATAATTTAAACAACTAAAACTATGGAAGAAAAACACGCAATTAGGATATTAGATGAGGCATATAGTAGTCTTATGTCTTTGGTCAGAAGTGATGATGACCACGAAACTATTAATCTAATACAACCAATCTTAGATAAGATTGATGAGATTCAAAACGATATAGAAAACCTAAACAACTAAAACTATGAATTATAAAAATACAACACTAGCAACTTTAGATTATATTGCAGTAATTAAATATGGTATGTCAGAGGAAAAAGGTTTCTTTGGCTCTACCGAGACTGTTCAAGAATTAATCTTAAAGGATTATAACGAGGATAAGTACGCTTGGAGAAACGAGGTACTATCCAGAAATTCTTAAACGCAGTAGGGTAATCATTAAACGCAGTAGGGTAATCATTAAACGCAGTACCCAGATTCTTAAACGCAGTAGGTTTCGTTATTTAGAATCATTCTAAATAAGGGAGTAATTTTGCTAAATGTTAAAGTTTTGTTAAAGTGCATAAATTATTTTGTTGTTATAAATTATTTTTGTATAGCTTTTCAATATGTTAAAGTTTTGTTAAAGTGCGTTAAAAATTTGGTTATTATATAAAAATTATTATGGGTTGTTTAGGGTTGAAAAGTTGCGAAATTATATAGAAGGTTTGACAATTCCTAGTAAACAATGTTAAGTAATTGTTAAGTTTTTGTTTATATCTCCAGAGGCATTTTAAAGCGATTTAACGGCACTTTGTTTGTTTCTAGTACCTTACCACTAAAAACTCGAGAAAGTAAAAAATCCTTTAAACATAAGGCTTGCGAGAGGGTTTTTGCTGTAAGTTACTGATGCTTAATATATTATCCTTCAAATGTTAATTATTTGTTAAAATTATATTTTGATGATGTTACTTTTAAAATATAATCGTAGTATTGTCTTATCAAATTAAAATAATATAAACTAAAACAACTAAAAATGAAACATACTAAATATAATGAATATAAAGAAGACGTATTACAAGAGATGAAAGAACTAGCAAAGCTAGGATACGATATGAAAGACGCAATTAAATTTGTGGAATCAGGTAAAGCAAATGGATTCATTCAAGAATCTTTTTTCAGTGGGACTGAAATCAAAGTAGTATCTGACCATATATGGCAATGGAACGCACTTGCAGATTAATAATAACTAAATAAAACAATATGAAAATTAAATATATACTAAAAGACAAGAAGCTACAAAAGAAGCTAAACTTACAAGCGACTATGACAGATAAGCAAATAACATTTTACAAGCTCTCGCAAAGGTCAAGATATAAATTAAGATATAACGAAAATAGATTATACGCATAATGACAGCAATTAAAATAATAACTATAATACTTTACATAATTGGCTTTATGTTTTGTATTATCTAAACAACTAAAACTATGGAAAACTATTTATATACTGCATACACTCTTTACAAATGGGAATGCGAAACAAATGATGAATTTTGTGAAAAACATAATGATTGTCAAACAATGGTAATTTTTTACACCGATAAAGTCGTTTTAATTTTAACTGATGAAACAAAAACTAAAACTATGACTTACGAAGAATTTGAAAAGAATCTATCACATTGTAATTTTTATGACATTGAAATAGATTATATATACTAAAACTATGGAAGCACTAATATTTTTATCACCAGCATTAGCATTTATTCTAATAATAATAATTTTCTACATAGTAGAAACAAAACTATAAATATGAAAAACGACAAAAATAAAATGTTATACAATAATATTAAACTGGCACACTCTGAATTTATTAATGAGATGCTAGAGAAATTGAAAGACAAAGATGCTTTAAGCATCAAGACATTAGAGAAGCAAGTTAAGGACAATATAAAAACACTTAAGAAACTATGAAACAATACCCGATATATAATGTAATCAATTCTTGTGCTTATGCTGGAGGAAATAAAAGCTACGGAATAAGAGAACACGGAGAGCTTAATTGTTACGTTGGAACAAGCAGACAAAGAAGTTATAATTTCTTTAACACAAGAACAACTCATAGAGAAATAAAACCTAATTTGCACGAGTACAGATTTTATTTAGATGGTAAGCTAATTAAAAAAGCTATCTATGATTATAAATTAGATGCAATAGAAATTGAAACGATATCAGATGAATAGAAGATACGACAGATTAAAAAGGGACTGGCAATTAGCTAGGCGACAAATTGCTGAGAGGTCAAACGACAAAGACAGATATAAAAGAATAGATAAGATAAACAACAAACTATATTAATTAAAAACTAAAACTATGGAACTAAAACAAACTGATAAAGAACAATTCGTTGAGAATAGTATTTTCAATATTCACTATTTAATACGAGATGTATTAACATACAAACAGCTCTTAGGTATAAGAGATTTTTTAACTGAAATTATTGACGAAAAAGTCAGTGGCGGATATACTGAAAACTAAATAAAAAACACTATGACAATAAAACAATTTAATCAATTACACAAAAATATGTTAATCCTTTCGAGCTGGATAATATTAATATTCTCAAACGTTTTTCTATTCTTATTCTTTAAGGATATAATAATGGGAGGAAATAGCTATCATTTACATATGGCGATTTACTGCCTGATGTTAACAGCCTGCAATATGTTAAGAAGTAAACTATATAATCCTTACTAATATGGAAGTAACTAAGATAGTCGCTGTTGATGTTTTAAGCATCATAGACGACTTAAAAAAAGATTATGATATAAAAGATATAAATGATATTAATATGCTCTTAAATGAGCCGTATTAGATTATTAGTTTAGTTTATATTTAGGCAGTCAATTATAAAATTAAATTATAATGTAATTGGCTGTAAATCAATTTAAGTGAGCTTTAAGAGATAAAGAAAGGATTTAAATTCTACGCATTGTAGGAACTCTTTTAAGTCTCTTAGAGCTTCTTAAAATGAATATAGAAGGACATTTAGAAATATTAACGTAAAATGAAACATAGTGGGTAGTAGTTCTCCACTTAAGTAAATTCAAACAGATATAAAAAAAGACCCTAAGAAATGAATCAAAGGGTCTTAACATAAACTTTATAATATGAAAATAAAAGCTATTCAGTTTAGAAATTAAATCAGAAAACTAACTTGTAATATATAAAAAAAATACTATATCAAAACTGAATATTACTTAAAGATACAAAAAAAGATAGAATTATCCTAAGTCTAACTATATATTTCTGTAGAAGATTTAAACATAGTTTCTAAGTCTTAATCTTCGATAATATAACTAATAATATGAAAAGTGTTTTATTTTTATATCTTTACTACATAATAATAATATAAAGTTATAATAGTATGAGTAAAAAGTTTACACTAAACATCCCTACAAGTCTGCAAGACATAAAGTTAGGTCAATATCAGAAATATATTAAAGACGTACAGTCTATAGCAGACAAAGAAGAACCTACACAAGAAGAGGTTCAGTTCTCTAATTTAAAGTTACTGGAGTGCTTTTGTGGAATAACAATGAAACAGGCATACCAATTACCTATGACTGAATTTACATCAGTAATAAATCACATCAACGAGTTGTTTAGTGTGGACCATAAGCTGCACAATAAATTTGATATGACAGACCCAGAAGGTAATACTGTTACTTTTGGATTTATTCCGAAATTAGAAGATATTAGTTTAGGTGAGTTTATAGATTTAGAGAAGTATCTTGGAGACTGGCAACAGATGCACAAAGCTATGGCAGTCCTATACAGACCAACTAAACATCAAAAGAATGAATTTTATCTGATAGAAGATTATCAAGGTACTGAAAAGTATGCTCAAATAATGAAAGACTCTCCTATACAAGCAGCATTAGGAGCAACGGTTTTTTTTTACCATTTAGGCAGCGAATTGTCGAAACATTTGATACTCTCTTTACAGAATCAACTGAAGGAGGACTCGGACTTTCAGAGTCATTTGGAGCAAAATGGGGTTGGTATCAATCAATTTATGCAATCGCTAAAGGAGATGTCACAAAATTTGAAGAAATTACAAAACTCCCAATTTCACAATGCTTAACTTGGTTGGAGTTTGAAAAAGAGAAAAACGAATTAGAAACTAAAATGATAAAACAAAGAACAAGATGAGACAAGTTTATACAGTATTAGATAAAATAAAAGATATACTAAGAGCAAACGGAATTACAAAAACCGTCACCTTCGGTGACTTAACAGAAGTTGATTTAAATAAAACAACTATATTCCCTTTAGCTCACATTATGTTTGGTAATGTTACTTTTAGTGAACATATACTTTCTGCTTCAGTCAGAATATTATGTTTAGATATAGTAGATGTAACAAAAGAAAAACAAACTGAAGATATGATGTTTGGTAATGACAATCTGCAAGATATATTAAATACTCAATTACAAGTTGTAAATGATATACAACAAGAAATGAGAAGAGGTGATGCTTTCTCTAATAACTTTCAAATAACATCAAGTGTAACTGCAGAACCATTTCAAGATAACTTTGAGAATCAATTAGCTGGATGGGGAGTTACTATAAACATAGAAGTACCTACTAACGAATTATCTCTTTGTTAATGTCAGAAAGATTAGCTGAAATATTAGAAAAGTATAAAAACACAATAGTATCTCAATTAAAAAGCAGAATTACCTCTGATGGTAAAATTGCTACTGGAGACCTTCACAACAGTATTAGTGGTATAGTAGAAGGAAAATCAATAAGTATATTTGCAAGTGAATATTGGTATGTGGTGAACTATGGTAGAAAACCAGGAAGTAAAAGACCTCCTATAAGACCAATACTTGACTGGATGAAAGTTAAGGGTATAAAGGATGAAGGAGGTGAAAGGAAAACTAAATCATTAGCTTGGGTAATAGCAAAGAAAATAGGTGATGAAGGTATTCAGGGAACAAACTTCTTTTGGGAAACAATTAATTCTATAGTTCCATTAATAACAAAAGACATTGAACAGAGTTATTTAAAAGATATAAACGACCAGATAAATGGCAACACAAAAACTTAATAGCAGAAGTCCTTATTTTGTTACATCAACAGGAGCTGAAGGAACTCCTGAACAAGACCTATCAATAAACATAGTACAGGTTAATGCAGACGGTACAGAAAGAAACAGTCCAGGAGTTGGTACTTTTGGAGCAAACATTACCCTTAGAGCTAAACCAGTCAATTTTGTTCCAACTGGTACATATACTTGGGCAGGAGGCAGCTCTACAGGAACAAGCCAAGATATTACATTTACTGAAACTCAAGGAGGAGGTGCAGCACAACAAGAATTATCATATACCGTAAGTGCTACAGCACCTGACGGAACTACAAAAACATCTGCCGCTTTTAAAGTAAACTTTGCTACAGCAACTCAATATACTGCAGAATTAACAATTACCAACAATATACTTCCATCCTTCTCTTCTGCTGGTTATACTGGGATTGTAACAAGAAATGCAACCAATATGAGTGCGTCAGCAGACGCCTTAGTAAAAGAAGAAGAAAGTAAATATAGCGTTACAGGTGTAAATGGAGACTCATATAGTTTTACTATTGCTTTAACAGTAGCAGATGGTTATACAGCAAGTCCAGCTCTTGCAGCATCAACAGCAAGTTTTAGCGGAACTTTTGGCTCTGCAGACGTAACTTTAGCTTCAACGCTATCAGGAACATTATCATTAGACTCTACATACACATTAACTCCAAGTGTTACATCAGCAACAGAAGGTAGTCCATTTACGATAGAACTTACAACAACAAATGTTACTGACAACTCAACAGTACCTTTTGCAATTACAGGTGTATCTGCAGATGATTTAAAAAGAGGTAGTTTAACTGGTGCTTTTCAGATATTCAACAATACAGCGTCTATAGAATTTGAAGCAATTAAGGACACAACTAGCGAACAACCATACGAAACATTTACGCTAACATTAAGCGATATAAGTCCAACAGTATCTACATCTGTAAAAATATATGATGAGGTTGCTCAAATAACACCAAGTACGGTTTTAGTTTCTACAACAGGAAGAAGTAGTGATAAAATAGCTTGTGCAGATACTGCAGGAGAAACTGCTTATTTTGTTTTGCTTGATGGACAATCTGCTATTGGTGAGGGTGTAACTTTGTTTAGCGACCAATCATTAGAGACGCCTTATGCAAGTGATGGTAAATATTATAAAATAGGCTCTAGTCATAATGGGATAATTGGGGAAGTAGCTGATGGAAGAATTAGTGCTTATGTTGAGTGTGGTTCAGGTACTACGACTGGTGTAGTAGAAGAATCAGTAACAATACCCAACTCTGGTGTAATTTCATCAGAATCCGTTTCTGTTCCAGGACCTGGAGGAAATACAGCTTGTGATTTAGTTGCAGACACAGAGATATATTACAATGGCTCTATAACAGAAGGAAGTGCACTATATACACAAAAAGATTCAGATAACAATTTATCAAGTTTATTTGGTGGTGTAGATAAGTGGCATAAACTCATATTATTTGATTCTAATGATAATCCACAAAATCATTATACATTAATAACAAGTTATCCTCCTGGTTACGTATCAAGAGTGTTTGTTTGTGGAACTGATTCTTCACCAGATACAACTATTACAACTGCACCTAAGGTAACTATTAATATGGAAACAGAAGATGGTAATAATCAAGGCTTTGCTTTTGTGTCTCAAGAAACCACATTAACAGCAGTACCTCAAAACATAACAAACCCAACTTATCAATGGGAAAAAGGTAGTTCATCAGGAGCATCTAATCTCTCAAATATATCTGGAGAAACATCATCAAAACTTGAAATAAACAAATCTGGTGGAAGTGAAACACAAACAACTACAGGTGATGTTTATTATAATTGTAAAGTAAGTGGGACTGGGGTGACAAACCAAAGAGCTGATACTGATAAAAAAATTACTTGGCAAGCAAGACCTAGTTTCTCATTAAAATTTGCAGCAGACCCATCTGATACAGGTGTTGCAAATAATGCAGCTTGTACTGGTTCAAGTATAACTATTCACGGAGATAGAAATGCAGTAACAAATTTTTGTGTTGGTACTAAATTTTTTGCTAATGCGGATGGAAGTGGTACTTTAACTCGTGGTACTTACTCTAATAGTACAAGTGGAACAAATAATAATTATAGATACATTGCAGCAACTGGTATAGCTGGACCTTGTATAAATCACGGATGTGCTGGACCTCCAGTTAGCCAACCAACAACCAGCATACAAAAAATAAAAGTAAGAAGATGTAATAATCAAACATACGAAGGAAGGGTAGAATATTTGATTCTTGATAATTTTGAGTTTCTTTTAAACCAGATTATAAGTTTAAGTGATTTCGGTCAAACAGGAGGTGCTGGTTGTTATAAAATAATTGAAGTATATGCAGACAGTTATAATTTACCAACAGGTTTCTTTACGATAGAAACATCAGATTTAGAAAATGCACAACCATACGGTAAATGTGAAACTTGTGTCGGAGATATAGAGGTGTCAGAAGAAGAAGAAGTAGTGGTTGATGTTAATAAATATTATGGTGCATATAGATTTTGTGGTAGTACAGGCGGAACTTTAACATATATTGTATCCGACTCACCATTACCAAATGTGTTAAGAGTTGGAGCAGATACTACAAAGTGTAGGCACACAGTTTTTGCTTTACATAATAACGAGGGTGATGTTAGAGCATATAGTGCTGACGCTTTAGTGTTTGAAGATTTATATTGGACACCTTTTAACGATTGTGAAACTTGTATTGGCGGCTCTTCTGCTCCAACAGTAACTGGCTTAACCTATAAAAGAACATATAAACAATGTGATGATGCTTCAAAAACTATTGTTTTTGGTCATACAGATAATTTAGCAGCTACAGCTTGGGCTGAACTATATCCTACCGTTGTTTATAATGGTATTTGTTATGAGGATTCTACAACTGCTACCGCAACAACAGTAATTAATATTGACGACTTAATAAGGTTTCGTGATTGTTCAACTTGTGATGCTTATGTAAACCCACCTCCACCAGCAGCAGACCCTGAACCTTCAGCTATACAAGCAATTAGAATATCAGCTACAACAGATACTAGCTCTATAGATGCTTGTACTGAAATAGACACTTATCCGAATACTGTTTATTATACAGGAACTTTTCAGGATGGGGTATATTTATATGCTGACACTAGGTTGTCAAGTAAATATTATACTGCAAGTTCAAATCAATTTCATAAAACGGAAACAAATATTGTGTTTAAGATAGGACGTGCTGCTAGTTATTCAGACCCTGTTCCAGAAGGTCAAGTTTATGATGTTGAGTTTTGTGAAGCACAGCTATAATACTAAAAAATATATTTTAGTTATATAAGAAAGAATAAATAATGGCAACACTAACAAGCTCTACACTAAATCTATATTGCTGGACTGGAAGTTTTGATTCACAACCAACATCAGCACAATATACAATAACTAAAAAAAACCCTGACTCAAACAACGTAATACGCTTTGAAATAGGAGAGCTTGTTCAAGATTATATAGATGTAGAGTTTGATAATAATTATAGCAGTATAAAAACTACTTGTTGGTGGTATTATACAAAAACAAGTGAATACAGCGACCTTTTAACACCAATAACTTCAACAGCATACGGTTTAGCAACTAAAGGATATTCCTATTTTGAAGATGGTTTAAACTCAACTCTTTCAACATCTAAAATGTTTAGCAATAGTTATTTGTATATACCAGAAAATATACAATATTATATTCCAGTTTACAAGGGACCTAACGGAGTTACCAATGTAATATTTTACACTAAAGATAGCGGAGGAACTGAATCAGTAGCAGACAGTAAATCCGTTGCTCCAATATCAGGACTTCCTGGAACTGAAAATTCAAACGACTATATTTCTTATGTATCAAGCACAGTTCAAGCAAGTAAAATAGAAATAATATCTACAAACACTTCTGCATCGACATATAGTTCAGAAAAAGGAACTGCAACAGAAACGGTATATCCTGTTTTTCTTGATTGCTCTAAATATACAAATTATAAAATATCATTTATAAATAAATTTGGTGCGGTGCAAGATTTATACTTTAACAGAAAAAGAACAGATTTATTTAATACAAAAAGAGATAGTTATGGAACTAGCATAATAAAATCATCAACAACAGGAGTGTCTTATAATAAGTACAACCCAACAAACATAGTTCAAGATGTAGGCACAAAAAAATCAATTACCTTAAATACAGGGTTTTTAAAAGATGAATATAATGAAGTTATAAGAGAACTATTTCAATCAGAAGATGTTTGGATTAGAGAAAATAGTAGAACTGTTCCTGTAAACATAAAAGATACTAACTTTACATATAAAACACACCTAAACGACAAGCTTGTAAATTATACTGTTAAATTTGAATACGCATTTGATGGAATTAATAATATTAGGTAATGAATCAAAAAATACAGCTTTATATAGAAAATGAACAGGTTGATGTTTTTCAAGATGGTACAATAAACCTAGTAAGTTCTATAAAGGATTTTCGTAGTCCAGATAAACTATTTACAGATTTTAGTAGAAATTTTTCTTTACCTGCTTCAGCTAACAACAATAAAGTATTTAAACATTTTTACGATTATGATATTATTGAAGGTGGTTTTGATGCAAGGTCTGCAAAAAACGCAAGAATAGAAATAAACGACAGACCCTTCAGAGAAGGATATGTTACTCTTGATAAGGTAGATTTAAAGAACAATAAACCCAGTACGTATAAAGTCACATTCTATGGAAACCTAAGAACACTAAAAGAATTATTTAATAACCTTAAATTAAGAGACTTAGATTCTTTAGATACCTTTGAAATAACAGACAGAGCTTATGATGCAGCAGATTCTAATACTTTTTATAATTATATAACAGAAAGTAAAGATATAACAGATACTACTGCTATAACAATAGGAACTGCTAATGGTGTAAAAAAAACATTTCAACTTCTAAATTATAACCCTTACCCACAGAATAAAACAGATTTTAAAGTTTATTTAGGAGGTGTTGAGCAAAGCTCAAGTAATTATTCATATAGTAGTGTTTCTGGAACTATAACATTTACATCAGCTCCTTCTTCTGGAACATTAACAACAAAATTATTCTATACTCAACCTGTTGTTGTTCCTTTAATATCTACTACAGAAAGATTGTATTATACAAGTAGCACGAATTTTTATGGCGTTCTTTCTGATGGTAATTTATACTATAACGCATCTAACTATCCTTTGAATTCAAAACCTAATGGACTTAAATTTGAATATTTAAAACCAGCAATAAGAATACACGAGATTATAAAAGCTATTGAAAGGCACGTTAATAAATCATCATCAACAACCAACATAGAGTTTTCTAATGATTTTTTTAATACTGCAAATTTAGATTATTATAAATTATATATGTGGTTAAATTCTGATGTAGAAGAAAGTAGTTTGTTTAGTTCTGTCTCAAAAAGAACAAAAGTAAATACTCTTTCTGTTGGAAATTATTATCCTTATGCGACTTATGGGAACATTTCTACATCTATATTTAGCGTGACAGTTACAAACTCTTCTGGTTCTACATCTGGTTCTGTTGGTGATAAAGTTATAATATCTGGTGTTGATAATGATTATACAGAAAACATTGAACTTGAGTTTAAGACAGTTACCTCAAATACAACCTCTTCGTATTCTGTTGATGTATTGAGAAATGGTGTAGTTTATGAGCAGTTTGGAGGAGGAACAGGCAACAGAACTTTAAGCTTTAATGTGGAGCAAGGAGGAGAATATGAGTTTATAATTATTACAGATGATAGTGTTGCTGTAAATTTTGATAGTGGTTTTCAGGCAAAAATCATAAGCAGACCAAAAAACGATAGGTATGATATTTCTGATGTTGTTATTGGAGGTGGTACATTAAACATAGTAGCTGGAACAGGTAAGTTTTCAATGAGAAAAAATATGCCTGATATGAGTATTGTTGATTTCTTGTCAGGATTGTTTAAAATGTTTAACCTTGTCTGCTATGTAGAAGGAGACACAAATAGCGGATATACAACTGGTCAAACAAATACTAAAAGAATTAGAGTTATGACTTTTGATGCTTATTATTCTTCGTCAAATTCAGAGTTAGATATTACAAGTAAAATAGACATATCTTCTTCATCAGTAGCTAGAGTTTTACCTTATAGCCAAATAGAGTTTAAATATGAAGACACAGAAGCAATACTTGCAAATCAACACAAAAACTCATTTGGATTAGATTGGGGTGGTGAAAGATGGGATGCTCCAGATTCAAGAGGTGAAAAAAAATATGAAGTAAAAGTTCCTTTTGCACATCTTAAATTTGAAAGACTAAAAAACGCATCTGATGGCTCCTTAACAGGCATACAGGTTGGTTATAGTATAACAAAGGGTAGTAGTGATAAAAATGTAGCTTCCGCATCATCTTTTTATGAACAAAAATACAACCCACATATAGGGAAGCCTGTTTTGTTTTATCCTTATAGGATAACAAGCGGAACAACAATTCCATATACAGCAAGAAACACAGCAGGTAATACTGTGGCTCAATCTGTTACTTTATCAAATTATTTTATACCATTAAATTCAGTAGATATAAATACATCTCAATCTAATCACTTTGGTTTAGAGATAGATGAGTATAGAGTTTATACATCAGGAGAACAGAGTAACGTAAACAATTTATTTAATTTATATTACAAAAACTATATATCTCATTTATTTGACATAAAGTCAAGAGTCATAAATCTTAAAGCTAACCTAACAAACGCCTTTTTATCTAAATTTTCACTAGCTGATAAAATTAGAGTATCAGGAAAAACATATAGTATAAACAAAATAGATGTTAATTTGGTAAACGGTAAAGCGAACTTAGAACTACAAAGATATTATTCTATAAAATCTTTTTCCTGTTTATCAGGTGAATTTTCTGTAAGTATAGAAACTACATCAGCAGGAAATGTTTATTATTTTGATAATAAGTATGGTACTTATCAAATGGGTCAAGGAACTTATGTTTTAGAAGATGTACCTTCAGCTCATCCTATAGCTTTTCATAATTTTGGTAAAGAGGATAGAATTAGTTATACAGGTACTACAAGCGGTGGTACAAAAGCAGGTCTTGACGGTAAAACATATACCTTTTATTCTGGAACAATAACAGTAACGGTTGATGGTGATTTTGGGACTATTAGTTATGAATGTTATAATCACGGATATATGGGAGGTCAAGACAACTTGATATATAACGCAGATTGTGTTGCTGAATCATCACCAATAGCTCCTCCAGTTACAGGGACATTAACAGTAGATGATACAGATATTACTGTAGATGATGCAATTATAACAGCAGACCAAACAGACGAATAATGATAAAAGTATTAATAGAAGCACTAAAGACAGATAACTTTTACGGAGTTAGTTATTATATAGATGTAGCAAAAGGAAGATACAAGTCTCCTACTACATTAAAAGAAATGAAAGAAAGCATTAAACGCAATAGGTATGGCTACAACGCAGGAAAATAGAATAATATTCTCGATAGAGTTTACAGAGAAAGGTGCTATTCGTAAAATAGATGGCGTTAAAACATCTGTCCAAAAGTTTGAAACACAACTTAAAAAAGCAACATTAGCTAACAAACAGTTTAATCAAACATTAAGTGGTAGGGAGAGTATGACTACTAATGCTGGTCTTGCTGGAGCTACACTTACAGAACTTGGTCGTACTATTTCAGATATGCCTTATGGTATTCGTGGTGTAGCAAACAACCTATCTCAATTATCTACTTTATTTGTTACAATGGTAGCAAAAGTAGATGATAACGTAAAAGGATTTGCTAGGGTAGGTAGAGCAATGAAAATGCTTAGAGCTCAATTAATGGGACCTTTAGGAATCGTTCTTGCTTTTCAAATGGCTTTAGCTGCGTTAGATTATTTTGCTGGTGGCACAAAAAAAGCAAAAGATGAAGTTGATGAACTTACAAAAGCTTTAAATAAACAAAAAGGTTTAAATAACGCTATAAGTATCTATATTGATGTTTTGAATAACGCTGCTTCTACTGAAGAGCAAAGAATAATAGCACTTGCAAAATTACAAAAAGAAGGATATAACCCAGCGATAGGAAGTTTAGAACAATTTATAGCAGCGTTAAAACAAAAACAAAAAATGGATTTACTAGATGTAAAAAATTCTAGTAAAATTGCAGATGCAGAAGAAAAAATAGCAGAGTCAAAAGAAAAAATAGCTAACGCACAAGATAAAATAAATACTTCTTTTGATGTTAGTCAATCTTATTTAAGAGGAACTTTAGCAGAAGAACAAAGACAAGCTCAATTAGACCTAATTGAATTAGAACAAAAAAAGATTGAAGCTGTAAAAACTGATTTAAAGTCATTTATACAAGAAATAGGAGCTGACCCAGACATTGTTAACAATCCTTTTTTAGCTACAATATTTGGTTTAAAGGCACCTTCTACATCAGACGCAAAAGAAAGCGAAGTTGCTAAAATTGTAAAAAGGCTAAATAAAGAAGTTCAAAAAATGTCTGCTGAAAATGCAAGAGAATTATTAGATATAGAAAAACAGTTAGCTTTAGATGAAATAAATTTAGCAGAAGGTTCAAGAAAAGAAAAGAATGAAGCTATAAGATTAATTAATGAAAAATTTGCATTAGAGCTAAAAGAGTTTAGAGAAGAAGAATTAGATGAATTTAAAGATTTTGCCGAATCAGAAGTAAACGAGTCTATAAAATATATTAATGATTTATATAAAGATTATCAAAACAAAAACAAAGAATTAGCAAAAGAAACAGCAGCAGTTGAAAAGGCTGAACAGGACAAGATAAGGGAACTATTAAGACAAACAAGAATAGATGCTCAATTAACAAATCAAGCCTTTACATCTACTTTAAACGTCTTGTCTTCTTTAAATGATATTAGACAAGAGTTTCATCAAGCTGAAATTGACAGGTTAAATAGAGAAAAAGACGTTGTTCTTCATAATGATTCTTTAACACAAGCTGAAAAAGAAAAAAGATTAAAAGCTATTGAAGTTAAAGAAATGGCAGCTCAAAAAAGAAAAATAAAGTCAGAGAGGGATATGTTTACTTTAGAACAAACTTTAGCAATAGCTCAAAATTTAATGAAAGCGAAGTTCTTTGTGATGGAACAGGTAAGAAATGCACAGCTTATAGCTATGCAGGGTAAACAAGCTATGTCTTCTATTATGTTAACTGCAACAGAAGAAATAAATGAAGGTACAATGTCAATAGGTACTTTTATGAAAGTATTGGGTCCAGCTGGTATTATTGCTTATGGAGCTTCTCTTGGAGTTGCTATAGCTTCAATTATTAAAGCAAGAAAAGCAGCACAAAATCAAATAAGAAACATAGTCCCTGAAGCAGGGGGAGGTGGTGGAGGTTCTGCACCAGCAGTACAAGCTCCTGCATTTAATGTAGTTGGTGCTACACAAGAAAGTCAGTTAGCTCAAGTGATAGCTGGTGCTGAAGATAAACCTATAAAAGCTTTTGTTGTAGCATCTGATGTATCAACAGCACAAGAACTTGAACGCAGTACAATAGAAGGAGCTTCAATATAATAAAAACAAAATAGACCGAGTAGGGTTATTTAGTTATGGAAAAGACAGAAGATTATATAAGCATAATAGAACTCATTATAGATGATGAGAACGAAATAGGTGGAATTGAAGCTATATCAATAGTTGAGAACCCAGCTATAGAAGAAGAATTTATTGCATTAAAAGAGCATAAAGAAATCAAACTTGCAGAAGTAGATGCAGAAAAAAGAATTCTTATGGGACCAGCTCTAATTCCTAATAAAAAGATATTTAGAAAAGGTGTCGATGAAAATGATGATTATTATATATACTTTTCAGAAGAAACTGTTAGAAAGGCATCTGAATTATTCTTTATTAAAAGCAAACATCAAAATTCCACATTTGAACACGCATTTGAATTAAACGATATGTCTGTTGTTGAATCTTGGCTTATAGAAGACTCTAAAAAAGATAAATCTTCAGCTTATGGCTATGACCTTCCAAAAGGTACTTGGATGGTATCTATGAAAGTATTAAATGATGAAGTTTGGAAAGCAGTAAAAGATGGAGAAGTAAAAGGCTTTTCAATAGAGGGTTATTTTGCAGATAATATGGAAAGACCAAAAGAAAGCATAGAAGAAGAAGCAACTTTTAGCTGGGATAAGTGTGAAAAGTGTGAAAATAAAGATGGCTGTGAAGAATGTAAAGAGGAATTAAAAGCACAAAAGAAATTAGAAGAAATAATAAATAAATTAACATAATGCCAGGATATTACCCACAAAAAGAAAAAAATACCAAATCTAGTAAACAAACTAGAAGAAAAAATGCTACCGTAAGCAAATCAAGTCCTAAATCATCATCAAGAGGTTGTTTATGCCCTGATGGAAAGACATACTCTAAAGATTGTTGTGATGGAACTCTTGAAGCACAGGGAGTTGGTAAAGTTTAAAAATACAACAAAACAAAATTAATAAGTAATAGATATAAATAATCTATCTTATTATGAAAGCAAGTGAAATTGTAAACAAACTAAAAGACGTTCTTTTGTCTTCAACCGAAAAGGAAGAAATAACTACTCCAGAGGTTGAGCTAAAAGAAGAAACTCCTAAAGCTGAAGAAGCTAACAAAGAGGAGCTACAAACAGAATCTTCTAAAGATAATCAAGAAAATTATTCTACTGAAGAAGAACTACAAGATAAAGCTGAAACTATGCCTGAAGAGGAAGCTCCTGTAATGGAGTATGCTACAAAGGAAGATGTTTTAGAGCTTAAATCTATGGTAGAGAAACTAAGAGGTATGATTGAAGCAAAAGAAGAGGTTAAAGAAGAAATTCCACAAGAATTATCTTCTGAAGAACCTGCTGAAGCTATCTCTCATTCGCCTGAAAATGAGGTGAGTGAAAAGCTAGGTGTTAGACACGCAGTTAATGCAAATCAAAACACAACATACTCAAGAGTATTAAATGCAATATCTAATAATTAATAAAAAAAAATAGTAAAATGAGTCAAACAATAACAACTTCAAATAGCGTATTAAGAGCAAGGTCAAAGCAAGAAACTTTAACTACAACTCAAAGCGTTTATGCTAATCAAGCTGGTACAGAATTTAATATTGCAACTGATGCAAAAGTTATAACTTTACCTGCTATTGACGCAAACAATATCGGAATGGAATTCACATTTCGTAACACAGGAGCTGATGGGAACAACACTATCACATTATCACCTGCTGCTGCTGATGGTATTAATGGTACTATCGCAAACGCTGCTGCTGATTCAGTAGCAAGTGGAACAGCTAACAAAGATTTAGTAAACACAAAAGCAACTGCTAACAAGGGAGATTGGTGTACAATCAAAGCTGTAGCTGCAGGAGCTTGGTACATTACAGGTGGTGTAGGAATTTGGGCATCTGAAGCGTAATTAATAATTAATAATTTAAATAATTTAAAATGGCAACAACTAATAATTTAACAACAACTTACGCTGGTGAATTCGCAGGGAAATATGTTTCTGCAGCTCTTTTATCAGGTAAAACTTTAGCTGAAGGAAACATAACTGTTAAACCTAACGTTAAATACAAAGAAGTAATGAAAAAAGTAGCAACTGATGACATCGTAAAAGATGCAACTTGTGATTTTGATGCAACTTCAACACTAACTCTTACAGAGAGAATTTTAACTCCAGAGGAGTTTCAAGTTAACTTACAATTATGTAAGAAAGACTTTAGAGCAGACTGGGAAGCAGTACAGATGGGATATTCTGCATATGATAACCTTCCTCCTTCTTTTTCTGACTTCTTAATTGCTCACGTAGCAGATAAGGTAGCTCAAAAGATGGAGCAAAACATTTGGAATGGTACTAACGCAACTGCTGGTGAGTTTGATGGATTCAAAACAACTTTACTAGCCGATGGTGATGTAAATGATGTAGCTGCTGGTGCGGTTACTTCAACAAACGTAGTAGCAGAAATTGGTAAAATTGTAGATGCAATTCCTTCTGCTGTTTATGGTTCTGAAGACTTATTCATCTATGTATCAAACAATATCTACAGAGCTTATGTAAGAGCTTTAGGTGGATTTGCGACTAACGTAGGTGCAGCAGGTACAGATAATAAAGGTACTCAATGGTTTAACGGAGGAGCTTTAACATATGACGGTATCAACGTTGTACTAGCATCAGGACTAGCTGACAACACAGCTGTAGCTGCTGAAAAATCAAACTTATTCTTTGGAACAGGTCTAATGTCTGACCAAAACGAAGTAAAAGTAATTGATATGGCAGATATTGACGGAAGTCAAAACGTAAGAGTTATAATGAGATTTACTGCAGGTATCCAACACGCTATCGGTGGTGACATTGTACTTTACTCTTAATAAATAAATTGTATAACTTAAAAATGGGTGCGTAAGCCGAAGTGCCTACCACCCTTTTTTTTAAAACATTAAAGATATGGCTTGTGATTTAACAAAAGGAAGAAAAGAACCTTGTAAGGATGTAGTTGGTGGTATAAAATCCATCTATTTTGCAGACTTTGGGGATATAACTATTGCCTATGATTCAACTGACACGGATGTAGTTGAAGATTTAGGAACAGTAACAGTTTTTGAGTACGAAGTAAAAGGGAACTCATCTTTTGAACAAACAATTAATAGTTCAAGAGAAAATGGTACAACATTTTTTGAGCAAACTCTAAACTTAACGTTACACAAACTAACTGTACAAGACCACAAAGAATTAAAACTTTTGGCTTATGGAAGACCTCACGTAATTGTGCGAGATTATAATGATAACGCATTTTTAATGGGTGCTAATAACGGTGCAGATGTAAGTGGGGGAACTATAGTAACAGGAGCAGCAATGGGAGACCTTTCAGGTTATACATTAACGCTAACTGGTATGGAAACTAAACCAGCTAACTTCTTAGAAGGTGCTACAGCAGCAGACCCATTCGCAGGGATGACTGGAACAGTAACTGTAACACAAGGTACTAATTCTTAAACAGAGTAGGTTCTTAAACATAAAAGGGGGTCATTTGATTCCCTTTTTTTTTGAACATAATTAAGCTTTATAGGTTATATAAGTATGATAAGATTATCACCTACCACAAATGCTCAATCAGTAAGCATAATACCTAGAGCATATACTGTTGCTGCTAACTTATCTATGGTTATCGTTCAAGATGGAACAAGAGAGACTCAAACAATAAACAATATAACGTCTTCTTTGTCAACTAATGGAAATTTCTTGCAGATGTCTATAGCTTTTAGTATTTTAACAGCTGAAACCAGTTATTCGTTTGAATTAAAACAAGGAGCAACATTATTATACAGAGGGAAGGCATATTGCACATCTCAAACTGATAATACAACAGACCATACTTTAAACAGTAATAAATATAACCAATATGTTGGAACTGACACGGATGACCAAAAATATATAATATTATGAACAACTTAAAAGTAATAAATTTATCAGGGTACGAAGTACCAACAGTAAAAGAGTCAACCAGATATAAATGGGTTGAATATGGTGACAATAACAACTATTTTGGAGAACTAATTGAAAGATACTTAGGAAGTCCTACTAATTCAAGGTGTGTTAATGGTATTACTGATTTAATTTATGGTAGAGGTTTAGATGCTACTGATTCAGTTGAAAATGCCGTTCAATTTGGTCAAATGGAAGCAATGCTTAGAAATGAAGATGTTAGAAAGATTGTTAGTGACTTAAAACTGTTAGGACAAGCTTCAATACAGGTTGTTTATAACAAAACTAAGACAAAAATAATGCAATTAAAGCATTTTCCTTCAGAAACCCTTAGAGCTGAAAAAGCTAAGGGTGGAAAAATTGAAGCGTATTATTATCATCCAAATTGGGGAAAAATAAAGCCAAATGACAAACCTAAAAGAATACCTGCTTTTAAATGTGGTAAAAAGAGTGAAAAAGTAGAAATATATTGTGTTAAACCTTACAGAGCTGGATTTTATTATTATTCTCCAGTTGATTATCAAGGATGTTTACAATATTGTTCACTTGAAGAGGAAGTTTCTAACTACCATATAAGCAACATTCAAAACGGACTTCAACCATCCTTATTGTTGAACTTTAATAACGGTATTCCAGGTGATGAAGCACAAGACTTAATAGAAAGGAAGATATATGAGAAGTTTAGCGGTTCTTCTAATGCTGGTAAGTTTATTTTATGTTTTAATGAAGATAGTGAAGCACAATCAACGGTAGAACCTATACATTTACCTGATGCACACGCACAGTATGAATTTTTAGCAAAGGAGTCAAGAGAAAAAATAATGATTGGTCACGGTGTTGTATCTCCAATACTACTTGGTATAAAAGATAACACAGGTTTTGGAAATAATGCAGAAGAATTGCGTACAGCGAGTGTTTTAATGGATAATATTGTTATTAGACCATTTCAAACAATATTAATTAATGCTTTTAAAGAGTTATTATCATTTAACGGTATAAATCTTAACCTTTACTTTGTTACTCTTCAACCAATAGAGTTTACAGAGCTTGATAATATAGCTACAAAGATTAAAAGAGAAGAAGAAACAGGAGAGAAGTTGTCTAGTGAAGAAAAAAGTGATTTTAATGATGAGGAGGGGGATGATTTAATGTCTCAACTTGAAGGCTTGGGTGAGAAAATAGATGAAAATGACTGGGAGCTTATTCATACAGAAAAAGTCGAAGATACAGAGTCGGAGTTTGATTTCACTAAACTTGCAGAGGTATCAAAATCAGATGCTAAACCTAATAGGGCATCATCACAAGATAATTCAACATATAAGGTTAGATATTCTTATGGTCCTGTTAGAAATTCAGCAAATAGCAGAAAGTTTTGTAGAAAAATGGAAGCATTAACAACGCAAAACTTGGTATTTAGAAAAGAAGATATAAATATGATGTCTTTTAGAGGGGTAAACAGGGAATTAGGTCATAAAGGAGAAAATTATAGTTTGCTAAAGTTTAAAGGAGGTGTTAACTGTCATCACTATTGGGAGTTAAAGGTTTATAAGAAAAAGGTTAGTGAGAAAAACCTTATAGATGAGTCAGAAGCGATTGCAGATGGTTTAAAAGAGCCTAATAACCCACCTGAAATGTCTATTGAACCTAGAAATATGCCAAATAGCGGACATCATCCAAATTATAAAAAATGAAAGCATTATTTATTACATTAGAAGAATTAAAAAGGAAATCCATCATAGATGGTAATGTTGATACTGATAAACTTATACAGTTTGTTGAAGTAGCACAAGATACGGTTATACAAAATTATCTTGGAACAAAATTATATGACACTTTACAGGATGGAGTAATAAACAACAATTTATCAACCAATAATGCAACTTTAATTAATTCATATATAAAACCAATGCTTATTTGGTATAGCCAAGCAACATATTTACCTTATGCGGCATATCAAATATCTAATGGTGGTATATATAAACATAATAGCGAAAATGCAACATCAGTTACAGAGTCAGAGATAACAAAATTAACTAGACACGCTACTGAAACAGCAGATTTTTATGCTAAAAGATTTTTAGATTATATGGATGACAAAAGTAATCTCTATCCAGATTACACAGGAAGTCAGGATGTAGGAATGTACCCTTTCAGGGATGTTAATTTTACAGGATGGGTGTTATAAAAGATAACAAGCTGACATATAAGCCTAAAAAAGAAAACGAAATTAAATTAAGTAGTTATTTAAAAAAGATAAAAGATGTCATTCGGTTCAATATACGAGGTAAGTGAGTTTGGAGATGTTAATGCAACAAATGGATGGGGAAATATTTACCCTTTTGATGCAGATGGTTCGTATTTAAGATGTGATACAACAAAAGAAACTGTTGATGACACAAGTATAACGGCAGATAAAACAGAATATTAAAATTATTAATTATGGCAAAAACAGCAATAGACGTAGGTAGTTCAGCAAATGATGGGACAGGAGACCCATTAAGAACCGCTATGCAATCGACAAACTCAAACTTTAACGAGCTATACACCCTACTTGGAAATGGAAGTGCATTATCTATTAGTGGAGATGTTACAATGTCAGCAGGAGCAGTAACAATCGCAAATGATGCTGTTGAAACTGCTATGATAAATGCTGATGCAGTAGATGGAACAAAGATAGCAGATGATAGTATTAATTCAGAACATTATGTTGATGGTTCTATTGATACTGCTCATATTGCAGATGACCAAGTTACAGCAGGTAAACTTGCAGATGAATTTACAGCAGCACAAGCAGTAACAAGTGGTGCAGCTATTACTTTAGATGGTGGTGCTTATGATGTATTTACTTGGACTTCAGGTCATTCAACAACATTAGCATTTACAAATATTACTCTTGGAATGACAAAAAGTATAATCATAACAGGAAGTGGTGGTAGTAATACTGTTGCTTTTGGTAATATTAATGGTAGTAGTGGAACATTTAATCTAATATCAGGAACTTATAGTGATGCAGCAGTAAAGAATTTAATCCAACTGAAATTTATATCAACTTCTGAATGTTGGTACACAATTTCTCAAATATCAAGTTAATATGAAAGCAGTAAATATAAATGGAATAATAACAGTTTATCAGGGAGGTGTCCCAAATGTACTTCAAACTTCAACAGGTAGTTATTTAAATGCTCCTGCTATGTCAGATGAAGCATTAAAAGAGGCAGGTTGTTTTGACCTTATCATAGATGAAAATTATGATGAGAGAATACATAATTTAGGTGAGGTATATTGGGACGAGGTAAATACAGTATTTAGAAAAGATGCAGAGGATAAAACTTGGTCAGAAACTGTTAGCGAATTAAAAACAAGAAGAATTAATCATTTCAAATCAATAGTTAATAGCGAATTACAAAAAACAGATTGGTATATAATTAGAAGTGTCGATAATGGTGATGATGTTCCAAGCATTATTACAGATGAGAGAGCTGAATTAAGAAGCCAAGCTGATACAGTTGAATCAGAAATCAATGCACTTACAACTAAAAAGAAAGTAATGCAATATGATTTCCCAAATGTTAGCTAATGAGTATAGGCGATAAATTATTAAAATCTGCAGCAGGTGCAGGTGGATTAACTCCAAGCGAGAACTTTAAAGTAGTTACTTATACAGGTAATGGCGGAACTCAAGCTATTACAGGTGTTGGCTTTAAACCTGATGTAGTTTGGGCTAAAAAAAGAAGTGGCTCTGATGACAATGTTTGGTTTGATACTACAAGAGGAGTTCAAAAAGAATTAATAAGTAATTCAACTGCAGCTGAAGCTACAAAGACCGCTGCAATAAGTTCGTTTGATTCAGATGGATTTACTACAGGAAACAATGGGGCTCTTAATTCAAATGGAGATACCTATGTCGCTTGGTGTTGGAAAGCTAACGGAGGAACTACAAGTAGTAGTGGAGTGGGGAGTATTACAAGTACAGTACAAGCAAACACAGATGCAGGATTTTCAATAGTAAAATATGTTGGAAATGTTACAGCAGGTGCTACTGTTGCACACGGTCTTGGTGCAGTGCCAAAACTAATCATTTTAAAAAATATGGATAGAGCAGGTTATGGGTGGCTTGTTTATCACGGTGCATTAGGTGCAACAAGAGCAGCAGCTATGAATAATGCAGATGCTTTTTATACTGGCACAAATTATTTTAACGATACTAACCCTACTTCTACTGTATTTTCTTTAGGGAGTGATACTTTTGGTAATTATAATGGAGATGATTACATAGCATATTGTTTTGCAGAAATATCAGGATTTTCAAAATTTGGTTCATACACGGGGGATAGAACAAATAATGTTATAGTAGAAACAGGTTTTGAGGTTGGTTGGGTAATGATTAAAGCAGCTGATGCAACTGATGATTGGTTTATTATAAGTCAAGAAACAGGAAACACACAACTGTATGCAAATAAAACTGATGCAGAGGCATCTTTTACAGGTGTATCATTTTTAAGTAATGGCTTTATGTTAAATGGTTCGGCAAATAGTGGTGGTACAAACAATGCAGGAACTACATTTATATATATGGCTTTTGCAACAGACCCTGACACAGAAGCACCAACACTTGCAAGTAGTTTTAATATCAAAACTTATACAGGTAATGGTACATCTAATAGGTCAATAACAGGACTTGGATTTGAACCAAGTTTACTTTGGTTTAAAAGAAGGTCGCCATCAAGAGACCATTATTTATTTGATAGTGTAAGAGGGGTAGGAAGTGGTGTTTATCCAAATTTAGATTTAGCTGAATTTACTGCAACCTCAAATGATATTAATAGTTTCGATTCTGATGGGTTTACAATAGGTCAAGATAATAATACAAATAGTGATGGTAACCCAATGGTTGCTTGGGCTTGGAAAGCGAATGATGATGTGCCGACAATATTTGGAGGACCTGCTAAAACTTTATATAAGTTTGAAGATAATGTTACAGATACTGCAGGAAATAATAATGGTACTGCTCACAATTTAAGTTATACAGCTTCTGGAAAATTTAATAAAGCAGGTGATTTTAATGGCACAAGTAGTTATGTAGATACTGGAAGTGCTTTTACACCAAACAGTATGTCTTTTAGTTGTTGGATTTATTTAACAGGTGGAAGTGGTTATAGAACAGTTTTTAGTAATAGACAAACTGCACCAAATTACTATGGAATTGATTTTGGTGTTACAGGAGATGGTAATTTATATACGAGATTTGTTGGTAGTAGTTCTGATAATTCCAATAGTAATACAATCTCAATTTCAACAGATACTTGGACACAAATTGGTTTTACAACAGATAATAATGTAGCAACAGTTTATGTTAATGGAGAAAGAAAATATACTGCTGCTTTTGGAGGTACACAAATGGCTACAAGTAATAATTTTTATATTGGAAGATATTTTGCATTATCAAATTCATATTTTCCTGGATATATAGACCAAGTAAGGATATATAATGGTGCTTGTGGTGATGAGGGTATGAGTGAATTGTATAATGAAACTACATCACAAAATGATGATTTATCTTTAGGAGGACCACCAAAATCAATAGTTAGTGCAAATGCTAATGCAGGGTTTAGTAT